ACTTCTCCCTTATCTTCTACGCCTGCAGGTTCGCCTTCTGGATATTCACCCTTATCGGAATCTTCCTTACCTTCTGCTGGTGGAAGTTCACCTGCTGGTTCTTCTTTTTCTTCTTCCTTTTCCTCTTCTTTTTCTTCTTCCTTTTCATCACCTTCAAGTAACTTTACATCTTCTTCAAGTTCCTTGATTACTTCGTCAAGGTCAAAGTCACCTTCAGTCCAATCTTCATACCAATCGGTTGCACTATCTGCTGGTGCTTCGCCACTCATATCGTCATCTGCTGATGCAAATGCGTCATCTGATGGTTCCTTGTTATCACCTGCGCCGATATCTGATGAATCTGCTGGCATTTCTGATGAACCTACTGGTTCGCCATCTTCAAGTGGAAGTTCTTTTGCTTCTTCTGGTTCTGCCATGCCTTCTGCTTCTGCGCGAAGCTTACGTTCTAACATGGACTTGATTTGGGGTGTGAACGTTTCTTCTAATGAGAGCTTTGCATTTTCAATTGCAGTTTGACGAACTGCTTCTGCGTCTGCGATTGCTTCTTTTAGGAGTTTGTTCGTAAATTCTAATTCTGCCATAAATTTTCTCTCCTATGAGAATTAAAATGACTATTCGGAGTCATTAACCAATAATATATACAACAAAATCACACCCCAGAAGAGGTGTACTATTAAATATATATTACTATTTTTTTAAAAACATCATTTTTTAGTTAAAATGTATTATTCTGCTTCTTTTGTGCTTTACTCTCTTCTCTTTTTCTACGACGAAGAGCATCTTGACTTTTCTTTGCGAGTCTCTTGGACTTCTTCAAATAGAATTCCTTCTTCTTTAAATCTTCCATCAATTCAGCTTTTTTAACTTGTTTGACAAATTGTTGGAGTGCCCGTTCTAAGTCGGACTGCTTATCACCTTTAACTTCTACGTACATACAACCTCCTAATTTATGACCATTTTAAATGCAATACTAACCATATTATCAATTGATTCATTGATAAATTTTTTCTTATTTTCTGGAGACAATTTATGTAGTACTTCTACTAACACTTTTGCCGTATATCCATCTATATATTGTTCATCTATTTTTTTGGGAACTCCAGTTTTGGCAACGGATGTAATTTTTTGTATTTTACTTTCTTCCATATTTGTATGGAATCCCCATGGTCCAACATTAAATATTTCTGGACGAAGCGTTCGGTATCTCCGCATCATCTCTCCTGCCTTTGCGTTTGCTTCGTTTTCTATATCAGAACCATCTTCCCCATTTAATTCTTTACCATCTTCACGTTGCTTATGATGAATTAATTCGTGCGCAAGTGTACGAAGAACATCTACGGGATGTCTATTTCCTTTTACAATTACAATTTCATCGGTTGAAGGATTATATGTTCCAAATGTTAAATGTTCAGATGCGTATTCACCGTCAGCAAATTTAATATTTGCTGGCAGTGTTTTCATATCCAACTCTTTCATGAGAAATTTAACAAAATCCTTCGCTAGACGCATATTACTTTACTTCACTTAAGAAGTCATAAATGAGAGAATCTATACGTGAATACGGAGTGACGATTTGTTTTTGTTCATTGATAAATGCACCTTGTGTACTTGGATTACTGACAATATCAAAACAAATTAAATTAAAATCGTCTTGTACTTCTACAGTATTTTCTCCAAGAGAGCGAACAGACCCCATACCACGGGATGAGACACCTAAACGAATTCCATTCTTAATAAGTTCACGAACAATATTACCTGATGGGGTTGATAATATTTCAATATTACCACGAACATCTTTGTTATCAAACCAAAGGTCGGTAACGTTACAACAAACATTTTTTAGGTTGACCACGGGACTTTCTGGATGGTCAAGTTCACCTAATGCTCTACGTTCCGTTACGAAATTATTCTTGTATGTGGTTGCTTCTCTAACCAAAATTGAATGTGGATAAACTCTTCCATTTTGATTTTTTGCTTCTGCACGTTGGAGAAGAACATTTTTTAATACGAGTGGTTTACTTGCATCTGCTGCTTCTGCAAGTAATTCTGCTCCGTATTCAATGACATTATACTCAACTAATAAGTTCTTCATATTACTTTCCTCTGATTTCCCGAACTTTACCGGCAAGGTTAAGTAACCGTGCTTCTAGTTTTAAAAGTCCTTTTTGGGTACGGTTATATAATGCTTCACTTGCAATTCCAGATTCTTGTTGTAACCGACTATTCATCTTTAATACTCGTTCTACTTGTAAAATATTTTTATTCAGTTCACTGATTGCTTTTGCAATCTTTTGACGAGAAGATGTGGATTCGTCTGCACGGTATGCGTAATATGGGTCACCTGCTTCATGAAGGTTATCTGCCCCACGACCCAATTCTTTTTCACCACGTTTAGTTAACTTCCATCCTAATTGCTGAGCGATTGCTTTCTTTCGTGCAACATTCTTAGGAACATTTCCAGTAAATGCCATAGGAACGTTATATCCTGCTACATCGCCTGTAGTAGTCATTTCTTTTAAATTTTGTAACTCTTCTTGAATAATTTCTTGTATCAACTCTCTAAGACGATCGTGATTACTCATAATGTTTTGAGCTCCTTAAGAATTTCGTATCCAATTAACATAGCAGTCATGTGGTTTTCTTTAATGACTGTTGCCGTTTCAACTTTCTTTAATTGAGTAACCACTTCTGTTAGTTTGATACGAACTACTTTATCACTGACTTTACGTGATAACTGTGTAAGTTCCTTTGCCAACTTACGACTCTCAGTCTGTGTGTATGCCTTTAATTTTGAAGTATTAGATGTGTTGTAAATATATTCTTGTAATAGTTTCTTTTGTGATTCATCTAATCCCTTATATTTTTCATTAAATCTTTCAATTAATATCTTATATGATAAGAAACGAATTTGTTCATCTTGACTACGAATAATGTTTGCTAATTCTGTATTTTCTTGAATTTGCTTATTTGAAATTTTTCCAGATAAATGTTCTACCAATGTAAATTGACTGTTTGCTAATTCTTCAACAAGAAATACATCATTTACACCATTTGTTGCTGCATCAAAATTCTTATAAATAGATGCATAAATCTTGTAGGAAGGAATGCGAACAGAGAAAAATTCTTTAAGATCAAAGTTGTTCTTGATTTCTTTAATTAAATGATATTTTTCTACATTTAACTTATGTTGATTTAATTGTTTACGTTGTTCATTAACCAATTTTAAAAATTGAAATGCCTTTTGTTCTGATAAGTTTTGTACGTTGAAGAACGAACGGTATAACATCAATTCCTTACCAAGTTCTTTCTTGGAATTAAAGAATTCACGCATGAGTTGTACTGCAATTCCATTTTGTTTATTTTCCATCACATCGGAAGTGATTTGACAGACCAATAATTCGTACAGAATTCCAGTATTTCTTAACTTATTGTGCTTTATATTTGCTTTCATAAATAATTCCAATTTAGGTAAAAACTCCCCCATCTATTAAATAGTATCTAATTTTGTACTATCTCACTTTTCCTCAATATCTAAAATATTTTCCTCATTTAAAATTCCTACAGAATTCTTCTTTTTTTGATGAGAATCTAGTTGTTTTATAAGATTTGATATTTCTACACGTTCAAGTGATAATGGAGATTTTAGAGTTTTACGAATCGGTTTTAATGTTCCACGTAATGCGTTTAAGTTTTCCATATGTCCAAGTGGGTCACGACCTCTTGGGTGTTTATCGGTACCATACTTGATACCTTCTTTTGGACGACCTATTTTTGCTTCTTCAAGTTCGTCTTCGTCTAATTGTTCTTCGTCTGCCAATTCTTCTTCTGTTGGTTCTGGTAAGGCATTTAATATTGCTTCCACATCATCCTGTTGTTCTGGTTCTTGTGGAAGTTCTTCGGGAGCAGGTTCCATTGGTTCTTCTCCACCCATTTCATCTGGTGGACCTTCTGCTCCTGTTTCGGCGGGCTGTCCTTCTCCTTCTGGTTCTGGTGGTGGAGGTGGTTGCATTGCTTGTTGTTCTGCCACATTTAATTCGCCGAATGTTTGTGCTTCTTGCATCATCTTCTCATATTCTTTTTGTGCATCCTCATCAGATATTTCAAGAATATTGTTATATACCCAATTACGTGACAAATACTTTGTTTGTGTAATTTGTGAAGCAAGATTGATTTTTTGTGTCCATAAATTTATTTTTTCTTGTTCATAAATGACGGATGGAGAAGTCATATGTAATTCAAAGTCTACCAAATCTTCGTCTTTGAATCCTTGTGTATATAAATGAATAATTGCAATTTTAGTAAGTTCAGATACTACAATACGTTGAATACGTTCAATAGTACGAGCAAAACGAACATCTTGTGCTGCTAGTGATGCTTTACCAGTTAAATCTTCTTCGTACCCAAGGAATGACTTCGGTACCTTGAATGCTGCCATCATTTTATTACGAAGATATTCAATATCTTCAATTGCATTGAATTGTAGACCTGGTAGATTGGTAATATCGGTTCCCGAATCTTTACCGCGTACTGGCAGGTAGAAATCTTCCGTAATATTCATCATGTTATAACGGAGATTATAATCACCTGTCTTTGGGTCAACCAGTGGTGTTTTCTTCATGCGGTCAATAATACGTTGCATATGTGTATCAATTTCCGCAGGTGGAATGTTACCGATGTCTACTAATACTTTACGCTTATCTGGCGCACGCATAATACGATGAATTAACATCGCATCTTCCATCAACTGTAATTGTTTCCATACGCGACGACCACCCTCAACCATACTCTTACCATATGGAAGGAAGTTAGTATCCGAAAGAAGTCTAAAATGTGCAATTTCATAATTATCAAATTCTTTCTTACCAAGATTTAAGAAATCATTTTCAATTTTGAATTTTACCGTAAATGGACCTGCCATTTCTTTTGCAGGGGTAACTGTGTTAGTACCTTCTGGATTTGCCTGCCCTTGTCCTTCTACACGAATTGTTTCGTATATTGATAGTGGCATTACATTAATAATACCATATTCTGGATGGATGTCTAGGAATAAAAAGAAATCTCCATATTTCACCATGTTTCTAACCCATGGCCAGAGATTAAATTCTATATTTAAAATGTCGTAAAACAGATTATTTAAAATATCTTGGATTTGTTCGTTCTTTGAACGGACACTAAGTATTTGACCGAATTCGTCCTTAACTGTAGATTCGTCTGCGTAAATATCCATGACCGATGCAATAATTGGATCATTATCCATCATATCATAATCACGGAACAATTGAAGTCGTGAACCTTGGAACGCAGCAGCAGCTTCATAACGTCCATGCGAAGAACCATATCCACCCGTCATTGACGAATAGACGCGGTGGTATCTATCAATACCGCGTCTATTGATGAACGATTGAATATTGTCTGTATCTGCTATCTTTAACTTCTTTCCACCTACATTTCGGACAATTGTACTCGTTGAGAACAACTTCCGTAGGCGACCATAAATACTAGTATCTGCCATAACCCCTCACTTAGTAAGTAAGAATTAAGTCAATTGCCTTAAGTAATGGCCAGCAATCAACTTCTTTATTATTTTTATTATCCTTTGCAATATCTTCTACAATAAGTTTCATTTCTGCGACTTTACCTGTCAATACCATTTCTAATAACTTCCATTCGGTGTTATTGAAAATGGTATACGGAGTTTTATTTAAAGTTTCAACTAATTGTTCTAACTCTACAAATGTACTTGCAAGTTTTTCTTGTTCCTTCTTTTCCAATTTAGAAGCAGTATTTTCTAAAATAGCATTAAGACGAGTTAAATCAACTCTACGTGTAATTGTATTTTCTGATAGTAAGTTTTTTAATCGTGTTGACATTACTCGTCTCCCTGTTTCTTTGTATTCTTCTTGAAACGTGCTTTACGTTCTGCACGTTCTGTTGCTTTTTTGTTTCTTTCCTTTTCGGCTCTAGCAGTACGGTGATAATCGCTCCATGCAGCTCTACGTGCTGCTTTAAGTTCTGCCTTTTTATGTGCCTTCTTACGTTCTTCACTAGCGGCCAATTCTTTCTTAGCATCGGCCATAGCCTTTGCCTCTGCGTCACCAGTAACAGCACGTTTTGCTCTTTCTGCAGATGCGACCTTATCATATCCAGATTTTGGTCCTTTAGGATTTTCTTTATCTTTTGCTTCTTTTCCGGCGGCTGCAGCCGCAGCTTTAGATTGACTAGAGGCTTTACCACCGTAAGTAGAACCCATACTTTTGTCAGAACGTATTTTTATTTTTCCCTTTTCTATCTTACCATATGGACTCTTTTCTGAAGGAACGCGTTTTGTGACTTCTACTTCTTTTTCTTCGCCTTCGGCAGATGCATCTTTCTTTTTACGTCCTTCGTAAAGTGTTAATACGACTTGTTCTAATAAATCAGTCATCTTAATCATGGTTTTTTCTCCACATACTTCTGTAATAATGTATAATAATTTGGCTTCTCTGTCAAGTGGGCCGCAGCTATTTTTGCTGTTTTGACCACATTACCATTGGTTACATCTTTATGTTCCATTTCTACATTCATTCCTTTATTGAATTCTTCTGGATTGAATGTATACTTCATTTTCTTTAGAATTGCATCCGATATCTTTCTGGGGACTTTCATATTACCACTTCCGACACGACCAATAACGAGCTTTGGTACGTGGACCTGGGTTTGTATCACAATGATGACGTGCTCTAAATGACTTACGACGAGCTGGATTTGACTTCTTAATTTTCATTGTCTTATCACCAAAGTTCACCTTTTTGATGTTTCCAGTCTTTGGGTCACGGACATACACTTTGAATTTTTTTGAATCGCCACGCATCGGCTTACCAAGTGGAACACTACGACCTTGGTATTCTGCTTCACCTAATTGTTCTGGATGTTCTCCACGAAGCACCTCCATTAAGCACTGTGAGCAATATTCATTAACTTCGGAATCATCTGCTGCCCAAGAACTTACATCAGATTTTACACTTTCTTCGCCGGTGTTTGGGTCTATTACGGTTGGGGTTTGTCCTTTCTTATACATTGGTAAAGCAGCAACAGGAATTAATACAGTTTTTGCTTCACCCATATCATATCCAACTTCTTCCATCATACCCATCCATTCTTCAAGAGTATATTTTTCCACCATAGGTTCACTTAATGCATATCGTGCTTTAGCACCAGCTGGTCCTTTTACGTGTCGAGCAATCATATCTAATGGAACCGCAGGATGTCTACGTTCTGCCTTGTCTGCCATGTATTCTCTACGCTCTTCTGGGGACATACTCTTAAAATCAGGTTTTGGTTTTTCTTCTGATTTCTTAAGTGTACCCCGTTTGATTAGGTCTTTAAGGTCATCCTTAAATCCTTCATCCATTTCAACACAGTTTGGGACCATTCGTCCACCCTTTTCTTTCATCCCAACTTGCTTATATCCTTCCCAACAGGCTTCATTTAAGTGTTCCATATTATTCTTCCTTTTTCTTAAATGTGGAAACCATTGTTGGTTTGCCACCTAGATTTCCTGCCTTTCTTTTTCTAACGACTGCCGAACGTTTTTCACTTTTACTCATTGCTGCTGCGGAACGTGCGGGTCTGCACTTTGGATATTTTGCTGACCCACCCTTTCGTTCTGCTTTACCGGCAGAATCTCCACATGGTGGATGCTTACCGTCTTTATCTTTACGAGAAATATCTACCCATTTTTGGTTTAACCATTTTCCTAGTTCACCTTTGGGTTTATATTTTTCATCAAGTCCTATTTCAACTAATAGGTCAGCAAATCGTATCATACTGGTTTTGATTTAGTTGTACCACCACGCTTCCGCTTTCTGCGACCTGCGCAATGGGCTCGTTGACTAAAGCCTTTAGGATTGTTGCAATTGATAGATTTTTTATATTCTTTTGTCCAGGTTTCGTCTATAGAAACTAGTCCACTCTTTTGTAAGAAATCTTTTGTATTAATTTTTATATTTTGTTTTTTAAAATCTTTTAATCTATCTAACGCCATTTCTTTTCTATTGTTAATATCTTTGACTTGATTAAGCATATCAACGATACCATCAACCATTTCTTTTTGGTCGGAGTCTACTTCTTCAAGTATTATATCAACTAATTTAATCATTTCTTTCCTTTCTTCCAACCACCACCCATACTCTTGTATTTCTTTGCTGCCCACAGGTTAGCGTATGCTGATGGATAGACTTTGAACTTAGAACGAGCTGCTGCCTTTGCCTTTGCCCACTTATCGGGACTGGTTGGAATATTACGTTCCAAGATATCACTAATACGAGCACTACGAACCGCCAAATCTTGTGGGTCGGTGGCGGGCATTTCTTCTGGTGCTTCTTGACCAAAATCTTTCTTTGTTTGATTAAATACTGCTCCGTCAGAATATCCTTCTGGAAAAAAGTCTCTGTACTTCATATTACTTTAAAAACTTTAACTTGTAAACAGTTGATGAGATAAGACCGGCGATTTCATCAACAGTATTGTTGAGTTCACCGTCTTGTGGAAGTTGACTACGGGTTTCGTCTACGAACTTTTGAAGTCCCATAAAATAACTGACAGTAGAATCATCTTCAAGAATCGTATTACTTGGCTTGTATCCCTTTAAAATACCATAACGACCTTGATAAGATTCTACATAGGTGTCAACTAAGTCTACGATATCTTCATAGTACCCTTGTAATGCCTTATGTTGGGCATAAGATGGACTTTGAAGATGGAAGATGTGTGCTTGTTCTCTACTGGATAATAAGATTGAAATAAACTTCACGACTGGTGGCATGATTACTTCCCCTCCTTCTTTGGTTGATATCCCTTCTTCTTCATCCAATGTGCGAGTGCCCAAGGATTATCAATTTCCTTGTGCTTCTTCATAGCAAGAACAGTCTTTTCCCAACCTTCAGGTGCAGCTTCGTTCACTACTTCCTTCATTGCTTCTAAGTCTTTATCAACTGGCATATCGGTCTTTTCTTCTTCACCATATTCGTGATAACTGGTATTTGCTTGGTCTAAGTTGTTTTCTGCTACTGCGATATGGTCTTGAATCCACGCTGGAATGTCTTTTTCTTCCATTCCAATTTTAC